ATTGTTGACACGCCAGTCCCGAAAATCTAGACTAGAGTTCCTAAGAGGCCAACCCAGCAAGGCGAAGATATTTCAACACGTTTTCGTCAGAGTAACCCCCAAGGAACTTGTGCTTATGCTTTACGATAGCTGTTTTCAGGTCTTCGTCGCACTGTAACACCAACGCAAACAGCTCGTCGTATTGCTTTATGATCGCATCCAGCACTTCCTGAGGCATGTCGTACGCCTCTGCGTACTTGTAGGCCATTCTAGCAATAACGAAATAGACCTTGGCCTGTTTAGGCGACAATTCGTCTGGATGAAAATCTCCGAATGGCACATTGGAAGCAGAAAGAGCCGCGCCCCAGCACAGCTCCACCGCATTATCAATAGATCCGAAGAACATCAGCCCTTAGCCTGTGATCAAGAGTACCGACGACGGCGGATCTTGTTCAGCTGAACCATCATGTCGCTGGCGGCTTGGGTGGTGTTTGCGGCCTGGATGGTCACGTTGTTGGTAACCCTGTCACCATTACCTCCCCCAAGGCCCCTGAGAGCCTTTAGAAGGCCACTGCTACCAGATGCTGCCCTACTAGTCTGCGCAGCTGCTCCACCGTTCACCTGGACGCCTCCAGAGGGGATAGAGAGCTGTTGCGTCAAGTGGGCTGGAATAACCGTACCAGCGCCAGGAGCTCTCCAGGTTCCCCAGGAGGGTGCGTTGATCATGCTGAGCTTACCAGCGGCCGACAGGAACGCTTCTTGTCCGAACTCGTTCACGGTGTAAGGGGTACCACCAGTCACAGAGCCACCAGCGAACCTGTTCTGTTGGCCACCACCGCCACCACCTTGACTGGCAGCTGCCGCAAAGCGCTCCGCCTGGTCTGCAAGTCTGGAGTATTTCTGCGCAAGTGTATCAACAACCCCGAACTGGTTTTGCAGTGCAGCGCTGACGTTTTCAACCTCAACCTTAACCTGGCCTTCGTTTTCGACCATTTCCTTCACCTTGTCAGCGATGTCTTTTCTCTCTTCCTTGATGATCTTCAGCTCTTCTTGTTGGTCCTTGAGTCCTTGCTGAAGAACTGCAATTTCTTCTTCATGCTTCCTCTTAAGCTCTTCTTTTTCGACGTTTTGCTTCTCGGCAAGCGCCAGCTTTTCCTGTTCGATCTTCTTAACAGCCTCTTCCTTGGCTTTCCTAACCTCAGCAGCTTTTGCTTGCTGGGCCATCGTGTCGAGCTGGGCCTGAGCAGAGACGCGCTCTTTTTCGCTAAGGCTTGCGTTATTAGCCCTGTCCTGAAGCTCCTTCTTGCGGATCTCCTGTAGACGCTCTTGTGCAGGCGTCAGCTCCTGGATGCTGCTTAGCTCGGCATCGTAAATATCTTTTATAGCCCTGAGCTTGGCGTCAAGTTCAGTCCGCTCTTGCTCGTGACGGGACTTCATCACCTCCGCAATCTCGGCATACCCGTCTTTCTCAGCTTGAATAGCTTCCTTCTGCGCGTTCATTGCAGTTTCAATATCTTGAATCTGCTTTTCATACATCTTGTCGGCCTGCTCCCCAATCTCCTTGAGTTTATCAAGCTCAAGAGTCAATTCACTGTTAAGCACTTCCTGAGCCTTGACGGCCTTTTTCGTCTCTTCCACAATCTGCTGGTGAGTCTTACCTTGAGTAATGGCCTCCAGTTCTTGCCTTGTGAATTTAGTATTTTCAGTAAGCTTGGCTGTCTCTGCTGCAGCCTCCCTGATCGGATGCGGAATATTCAGGAACTCACGAAGAGGAGCACCCAGTCTTTCGATGTTCTGCAGTAACTTGAAGTATTCATCCGACAAGCCAGCAACTGCATCCTTCAACCTGAGCTGGACTCCAATCGCTGGATTTATGGCACCATAGGCACGCCCCAGGCTTGCTACCAGTGGGGTAAGGGTTTCAAAACTAGCTGTGATAGCCCTCATTGTTTCCAGGAGGAGGTAGGCGCTTCCTTTGACAAAGCCGCCAGTGGCCTCATCAATTGCATTGATAGATGCAACAGCTTCTTTAGACAAGTCCTGGAACTCTGTGGCAATAGCCTGGCCAATACCTACCCACGTTTCAGAAATCTTGCTGCCGACGGTAGCGAAAGCGCTACCCTCTGCGGTCATATTCTTGATTGCTTGGTTGACTTCCTTGAAGCCAATCTGCCCTTCGGCAGCCAATTTCCTGAGCTCGACCGTCGACTTGCCTGTAACAACAGAAAGCTCTTCCCAGATGGGAATACCCTGAATGGCGAACTGGGTTAAGTCACGAGTAAATGCTCGACCTTGAGAACTGATCTGACCAAGGTTTCTGGCCAGGTTGTTGATGTCGCCACCAGTTGAGCCAGCGATAACGGAAAGGTTTCTGATTGACTCGGTGGCAGTGTCTGTGTCAACACCAAATGCCAACAGAATACGACCAGCCTGTGCCACCTGCTCCAGGTTAAAAGGCGTCTTGATAGCAGTGTTCTTGAAGCTAGCGAAGGCCTTATCTGCTTCTTCAGAGGATCCAGCAAAAGCCTCTAACTGCAAGCTAAGCAGCTCCATCTCCGCACCAGTTTGTGCTACTGCTACGATTGCTTTTCCGATAGACTTGAGTCCTTCAACAAAAAGCTGTGAGGCAACATTGGCGGTCGCAAACTTGCCCGTCATGCCTTTTAGGAAATTATCGGCAGCTCCAGACTGGTCGGCCAACGCCCTGTTGACCTCATTCAGCCTATCTCTAACCTGAGCCCAGTCACTATTTATCTTCCTCGTCGCACCAGAAAAACGATTCGTTTTATTGAGTAGCTCTTGCAGTACCCTTTGCTGTTCCCTAAGTGATTTAACGTTCTTCCCGAGCGGTCCCTGAACCGCATCAAATGCCCTTTTCAGTTTCTGGGATGTGGTGTTCATCCCCTCGATCCGCTTGGCAACTAATTCGCCATTCTTGAACTCAATATCAACCTGCGTTGTAATCTTCTGTCCAAGTACCGTATTGAGTGTTGACTTAGCCTTGGCCGCCCCTTGCTGTACTGTATCGAAAAAAGTGTTAATACTATTTGTCGCGTCGCGGGTATCAACATCAACGTTAAAAGTCAGTTGTTGTGCCACGGGAAGATCGCAATCGGTTGTAGGCTTCCATTAAAAAGGGGCCTTTTGGGCCCCCTTGTGCATTCAGTTTGCCTGTAAGGATTGAGGTTACAGGACTTAGGCGACTTGGGCGACCACGAAGGTAGCGACACCAGGAGTGCCTCCAACCTCGGTAAGCGTGATGGTATCCCCGACGGTGTAACCAGTGCCAGATCCAGTAATGGTGACAGAGGTAACATTTCCGCTTCCATCGGTATTGACAGTAGCGGTAGCGGAGGAACCAGTGCCACCCGTAAGGGTGACAGCGGCGCCAGTCTGAGAAACAGTGAAAGGAGTCGTCGTTTGAAGACTGCTAACACCGAGGATTGCGTCAATCCCCCCAATCAGCTAAGGATTGGCGTCCAGCTCAACCGCATAAGGACCATAACCAGTCAGGGTCGATTCCCAGGACACGATCGAACCAGCCTCGATGGACTCGGTGTAGCCGCTCAGGGTGCCGTAGCCGTAGATGGTCTCAACGGTACCAGTGGGGCCCACGCGCACGAACTTCACACGCAGGCTGTCGGCCACAGTGTTCTGCTCGGTGAGACGAAGGATCTGATAGCCAGCATCCTTGAAGTCAGCCACGCCAGCCAGGGAGACGCTCCAGGTCTTACTGGTTGCGATGGAGATGTTGAAGCCCTTCGACTCGTCGTCGTAAGTAACGATGTCCTCGGAGTTGGTGTCGGTCTCCAGGGAAGCATTGGTCAGGCCATACAGACGCACAGGGTCGTCAGTGCCGTCCATGGCCATCGGGGTCACACCGATTGTGAACACGCCGTTTGCGTAGCTCACAGCTGCGTTTTGAGCAACAGTGGTGGTGGAGTCGATGAAACCAGTGGTAGGGGCATCGCCAGCGGTGACGCCAGTGAAGGCCACGTCTACAGATGCCGAGGCCAGGGGCATGATGTAGGTGTCGTAGCCAAATGCGGCCGAAAAGTTTGCCATATAAGAAAACGGGCGGAACCCGCACGAAGGTAACTCGGACCTACGGGCCCGTTATCCTATATTTCCAAAGGGTCTTTTTCAGACTGCCAAAATAGGACCAAGTGACGAAATGACAACCTTGGTCTGAACCAGTGAGCCAACGCCGTCAGGTGTAGCTACGGTTTGTATTGACTGAGACTTACCAAACATACTTACGGCCCTTTCTGCAGCAGCCTGCATATCTGAGCCCTTTGCCCCGTCCCAGCAAACCAAGAATAAAGAGAACTCAACCTCAATGTTCGAGTCACCAGTAAGGTAGTCGATCCTCGATGTGTCACCAGCGTCCTGAATGATGCACTCCAGGCCTTGGACCTTGCGTACCGAAGGCAGGTCCTCACCAGCAGAGACAATGCTGATGGCGGCTAACGGACCAGAGCCGCTTTTGAAGTTGTATGTACCAAGATATGACATAAACTGGGCGTCTGCCACGAGGGCGTCGTAAATGGCTTTTGCTGTCGTAGGAAATTGCTGAGCCATTGGGTCAAAACCACCACAATAGTATTCCTGGAACGGTAAACTTACTGTAGAACAACTCAGGAGCGCCTATGGACGCCGCTACACTCCTCCTCCTCCGCGTTGTTCCGACAGTTATCTGAAACAATGCAACGGCATAGCGATTACCTCCCGCTTTACGAGAGGATCTCAGATTACTTGTTTAACATGACTGCTCTGACTCGGCGAGAAGCCCGTCAGCAATGGCGGCAAAGCATCAAAGACGCATGGGCTAACCGTTGTGCCTACTGCGGGAACCCTCCGATTGACGACGCAAGCCTCACAATGGATCATGTGCGGCCGAAGTCCAGGGGTGGCGAGGATCGTACTAGCAACGTGATCCCTGCCTGCTCGCCCTGCAACAATCGAAAAGGCTCCGACGAATGGGTTGCATGGTATCGAATGCAGCCCTTTTATAGTATTGAGGGGGAGTGGAGGATTCGCCAATGGTTGTCTGGTGGCAACCACAACTTTTCCTTCCACGACGAAGAGGACTGCAAAATCGTTGACGCTTACGCCACCAAGCTCCTCGGGGAGTGGCCTACGGCCTAAGTAGAACCACGTCCTCCTGAGCAATGACCTTGGTCTCGATAGTCGGGACATCCAGGGCCACGATCTCACCAGTAGTTGACTCGAAGTACACAGTCTGGTCGCCAGCTGCTTCTCTGGCGATGAGAAGACCCTTGTAGCCACCTTCCGTCTTCACGGGATGCAAAAGGATTGCGTCCTCTGAAAGCAGCGCAGCCACCGTAGGCGTATAGCCGTGGTCTGCCGAGGCAACCAGTTCGCGATAACAGAACAGTGCCCATGAAGGGAACCTCTTCGCCTCGATCAAGGCCAAAACAGCAGATCCATAATGGCCAGCAGGAGTTCCATCCTGACTCAACGGCTTGTACATCGCAAAGTCATCCATCGTAAACGGCTTGCGCTGTTTCTTTGGATTTTTGCTTTGGTTGGCAATCAACGCTGATTGCTGTGCGATTGGCCGTTCCTGATCGTAGATTCTAGTTCGATAGGACTTGTACCCATTCCTTACCGCAGCCAGAACGTAGCCATACGGAAGGTCTGGGTATGTAGTGTAGGAGAAGTCTGGATCGCCAGGGAAGAGCGCCTTAAGAGTCCAGAAAAGCTGCTCGAAAGGGATGCTCTCCTCCTGGCCTTTTATTTTCCCTCGGAGGCGCTCTCGTTCACGGTCTCGTCGGCCTCGAACCCTTGAAGGGATCGGATGTCTTCCAGCATGTACAGCGCGTACAACCCGTCGAGCAGGTCGGGATGTAATTCCATCGTATCCTCGATGCTCCACTCATCGTTGACGCGGAACATAAGCAAACAACAAGCTGCTAGCATCCGACGGCGAACATCAAGGGCAGACATGTCGCTCATTACTTGCGAAATCTCCTCGTTAAAGCCGTCGAAGATCTCGCTGTCTACGCTACCGTCAGAGAAATGCTGCAGGACTTCACTTAGCTGGACGCCAGCCTTCTTGGCGATCTTGGCAGCCAGTCGCTGCATCGAAAGTATCGCGGTGTCGCCACTCAACCCTTGCTGCATGAAGCTCTTCTCGGCAACAGTCAGGTAGCCCCTGCGTGGCACTTCGATCTTGCCAGATTCGTCGGTGCCGACGGTTTCCATCTTAGGCTGACGCTTGGGCTCAACCAGGAACGGGAGCTTCGTCTTCTTAGCCATCATACGCCTAGATCTGGCGTATTATACCTAACTGATCCGCTTTTGGAACTCGTCATTCCAGGCGTCGTTAAAGATGCCAACAAAGTTAAATTTCGGCTGACCATGAGTACCATTCATGATGGCCTCGATCCATGGACGACCAGGGATAATCACGCTAGGAGCGTTCTTATTGCCGTAGGGCTGCATCACCCCGCCATAGTACATAAAGGCCGCG